AGGAAAAGACCGAGACCATCCGCATCTTCCAGAACATCGCAGGTGAGGAAGAGCGCTACACCCAGGCCGACTTCGCCAACGACGAGACCCTGGAAGAAACCCTCGCTGCCATCGGCACGGTGGAGATCCGCCAGAAGCGCGTCAAGCGCAAGCGCGTTCGCAAATACATCATGTCAGGCGGCAAGGTCTTGGAGGATGCCGGTTACATCGCAGGCAAGTGCATTCCCATCGTGGTGGTGTACGGCAAGCGTTGGTTTGTGGACAACATCGAGCGCTGCATGGGCCACGTGCGTCTGGCCAAAGACGCCCAGCGCCTCAAGAACATGCAGCTGTCCAAGCTTGGCGAGATCTCCGCACTGTCATCGGTCGAGAAGCCCATCCTGACTCCAGAGCAGGTCGCAGGCCACCAGGTCATGTGGTCCGAGGACAACCTCAAAGACTACCCGTATTTGCTCATCAACCCGATCACCGACCAGAATGGCAACCAGGCAGTCAGCGGCCCGGTGGCCTACACCCGCGCCCCCAACATTCCACCGGCCATGGCCGCGCTCTTGCAGATCACCGAAACCGACATGCAAGACATCTTGGGCAACCCAGCCGGGGCCGACAAGATGGTCAGCGGAATGTCAGGCAAGGCCGTGGAGATGATCCAGACTCGCGTGGACATGCAGGCCTTCATCTACATGTCCAACTTTGCCAAGGGAATGAAGCGCTGCGGGGAAATCTGGCTCTCCATGGCCAAAGAGGTCTACATCGAAGACAAGCGCAAGATGAAAACCATCGCCCCCACAGGCGAGGCCGGGATGGTCGAACTCATGCAGCCCAGCATCGACCAACAGACTGGCGAAGTCGTCATGCAAAACGACCTCAGCTCTGCCACTTTTGACGTCGTGGCCGAGGTCGGCCCATCCAGCACCAGCAAGCGCGAGGCCACAGTCCGCGCCCTGACCGGGATGCTCCAGATCACAGCAGATCCAGAGACCCAGCAAGTGATCACCGCCATGGCCATGATGAACATGGAGGGCGAGGGCATCAGCGACGCCAATGCCTACTTCCGCAAGAAGCTCCTGCGCATGGGCGTGGTCAAGCCCACCGACGACGAGGCCCAAGAACTCATGGCCGAGATGCAAAATCAGCCGCAAGATCCAAACTCCATGTACCTGCAAGCAGCAGCCGAAGAAGCCGAAGCCAAAGCAGCCCAAGCCCGTGCAAGCACCATCAAGACAATCGCAGACGCAGAACTGAGCCAAGCTAAGACCGCTGAAGTCTTATCCGGTATTGGTCAAGAGCCACAAACGCAACAAGCTCAACCCGCCATGCCTGACCTGAGTCAGAGAAAGATGGAACTTGAAGCCCTGAAGCTAGAGCGTGAACTGCAAATGGCCGAAGAAAAACACGCCTTAGAAATGATGAACGAAGGCGTAAGGATGGAGCGAGGCGAAGACGGTCGCACCAGGGCACGGTCTGAGGTGGATGTACGCAGCGAACAGGTAGGAAACCAAATTAGCGAGGCCGTAAACTCATTGAAAGAAGTTGTCCAGATGCAAGCAAATGCCATTCAATCCGCATCGGAGCGAACAGCAGAAGCCCAAACTAAAACAGCCGCCATGCTCACCAAGCCCCGTAAAATTGTCAGAGAAAAAGGCAAGATTGTCGGCATCAAGATTGAAGACTGACACCCTGCAAACATGACACAAGGAACAAACATGGCAACATCAAAACAGGGGAGGGCTGAATAATGGCTTTCACAATCTCAGGCACGATTATCACCCAAACAGCAGGCACAACAGACACAAGCTGGGACGGTATTAACGGCATGGCAGGCGTTACCCGTGTTGCTATGGGTGATGGTTTCTTGTACTACTGCCCCAACGTAGGCATTGACATTGCAGGGACGTTGACCATTGCTGACCCTTCCAAAAGCACGGTGATTCCGTATCACCTGCATGTTTTGGGCACAGGTAATTACACCTCTGGCTCATTTGCAGCAGACGGCGTAACGCCTAAAGCGTCAGGAATTCACTTTCAAGCGTTTGGGCTAACAGCCAATTATTCCGACAACCTAGCCTCCTCTGGTTATGGTGTTGCGGCTGGAGGTAGATCAACACTAATCGGTGGTAGCTACTACGTGAACGGTGGCATTTTTTACGCCAACGGCGCAATTATCCGTGAATACAGTGTGGATAAGTACGCAGTGAAAGCCAATGGCGCTGGTAGTCTCCGTGTGCGAGCTTACGGCTCAGACGTCATTTACCGAAATACGCGCCATTACGATGTTGCGTATGACCTTTTCAGAATGCCAACGGAATTTTCAGCCAAGGCATTCGGTTCTGAATACTTGATGCAGTATGTTGGGGCGGTTGCTGGTGGTACTGACGCAAAGTTTGTCGCTTACGCCCCTAGCAACGTCGATGGGACTTACGACTTTGACAATTACGGAGCTGGTTGGGTTGAGCTGTACAACTCTGCAAAAGGCGCAGCACTGAACGTAGTCATTCAAAACCCCACGGCGGGGTATAGAAACGCACACGTAGTCCCGCTTTTTCAAGAAGTCGCCTTCAAGGTAACAAACCTTGAAGGGGCCAATATCCAAAATGCACGGTTTAAGTCAACTGACGCACCCGTCAACAGCCCAACGGCAACGATCACAACGGCAAGCAGCCTCAAAACTTGGGACTTTCGCACGCCTCTGAGTTACACCGGAACAACCAACGCCAGTGGTGTCGCTGCGTCTGTACCAATCCTGCAAGTCTGGTGGGGTACAGCGAACACCAAGAATCTGCGATTCCCGTTAAGCACGGCTAATTACCAGTTCCGTACCTTTGATTACCAGACACAAGACACCTCAATAGTGTTGGGGTCTGATACGGCGATTGCAAAGGGCATGGCGCTTGTTCCTCTGGCAACTGCTGTGACGGTGAACGAGGCTACGGCGGCTGCACTGACAGGCATCGCATTTACGGCATCGGGCGCAACTGGCGGGTCAATTGTGATCGCCGCCAACCGCACACTGCAAGACCTCTGGAACTACTACCGCTACTGGATCAGCCAATTCACCAATTGGGCCAGCACAGACACATGGACTTGCAACAACGGCGTGCTGAACATTGGGGCATGGTCGCTGGCTGTTGATTCAGGTTCGGCGCTGACAAAGACCACAGCCATTAGCAGCTTAACTACGACAACCACGATCACCGTCAACGGTACAACTGACGTTACATACACCGACAACACAGGTACTCGCGTAACGATCCGTGAGCGCACAGACAAGCTGTTGTCTACCTACGTGACCATCAACGGCACGCCCGTGGGCGGCACGGTTGTTGACGGCACGCTGCGAGCCGGATGGGTGCCGCTGTCAGCGGCTCGCGTTATCACCGTGCAGCCCGCCGATGCCGTGCGAATCGCGGCAAGCTACTACGGCTCCAAGCCTACCGTGTTCAACATGCTGGGCAGCGAGATCGACAAGTTCACGCTTTCGCTTGATACTGAACCCGCGATTGACACGACAACCAACACCACGATCCGCGATGCGATCACGGCCAGTTTTAGCACGGTCATTAACGGCGCAACTCTTGAAGTCACGATCAACCGGACGCTCAAAGAGTACACGCCCAAGCAGGTGCTGGCCGGACTGGATTACTACATCGTTTCGCGTGGATTCTTGCTGCACGGGGCCATCGCGCAGAACAACAATGCAAGCCTGTACTCAATGAGTGAAGGCACTATCGTTACTTATTCCCAGGCCTACAAAATCCGCATGGCAGACCTAGACTCTGGCGGCAGCGCCATCGTGCCGACGACCGTGGGCTACGAGGTGCCGCTGGTAATCTACTACGAAGACCCGATAACTGGCGTCAAGTCCACCATGACCGTGCTGAACGCATCAGGCGCGTTCCTGGGCACAGCGCCTTGGACGCAAATGCAAGCCAGTATTGGCGATGCGGACCAGTCCAGCATTGCGGCCAAGGTAGACGCCTCAACCGTGCTGGCGAAAGAAGCGACCAGCGCAGCCATCAAAGCCAAGACTGACACCTTGGTAAATGGTCCAACACTTGTGCAAATTGAAGGGTCAACCGTTCTTGCGAAAGAAGCCACACTTGCAGACAAAGCATCGCAAGCATCGGTGACAGCCTTGGGCACTCCAATGCAAGCCGGTGAGGTGGTTGATGCAAATATCGTCAAAGTCAATGACGTCTTTATTGACGGCGTGGGCACTCAAGCAGATCCATTTGGGCCAGTATGATGCAAACATGGGATGCTTGGGGCGGTGCGTGGGGTAACTCATGGGGCTTCTCATGGGGCTTTTCTGAGCAAGTACAGGGCGGCGGAGGCTCTGGCAAAACCCAAAAGAAACGGGGTTGGGCAAACGAACGCGCAGCCTTGGAGCAATCGCTTACATTGCGACAGGCTCAAACTGTTTTGCGTGAAGTCAAGAAACCCGAAGCCGTCAAACTCGCTCAGAAAATCAACGCTTACGAAGTTGGTAACATTGATCTTGAATCACTGAGAATTGAAAACGCTCAACTGCAAGCAAGACTTCAAGTCAAAGAAGAATATCAAGCGGAAATGCAATTGGCCCAACAAGCAATTCAGGCTTACATTGAAGACGAACAAGACGCCATTGATGCATTAATGCTCAGTGTTGAGATGGATTCAGACATTATTTTGAATGCATTTGCAAATTAGTTGCAGAAAAGCGACAATTAGAACAACGGTATCCACCCAGCCGTTTTAATGGGTGAGTTTCACAGGGTCAACGATGAACACACAGGCAGAACAGGACGACGACACCACGAACGACGACACCGCAGTCATCGAGGACGAGGCCACCGAGCAGCCCGAGGCGCAAGCCGAAGGTGAGCAGGCCCAAGCCCAAGACGACGAGGCCGAATCCGACGAGGTTGTAGTCTCCATTGGTGAGGAAGCGCCGCCTCCCGAAGAACCAGTACATGCACCTGAATGGGTACGTGAGTTACGAAAGACAAACCGCGAACTTCAGCGCCAAAACCGCGAACTTCAAACAAAGCTGCAAACCACAGTACAGACTGAGACCAAGCCGGTCACGCTAGGCCCAAAGCCAAAACTTGAAGATCACGACTATGACGCTGACAAGTACGAGGAAGCATTGACAGGTTGGTTTGAGCGCAAGCGACAAGCCGATGAAGTCAACGCCAAGCAAGAAGCTGAAGTTATGAATCAGCAAAAAGCCTGGCAAGCTAAGTTGGATGGCTACGGTAAGGCGAAAGCTGAACTGAAGGTCAAAGACTTTGAAGATGCCGAAGCAGTCGCTCAGGAGTTATTCAACGTCACCCAGCAAGGCGTTATGTTGCAAGGCGCGGATAACCCCGCACTTGTTGTCTACGCACTCGGTAAGAACCCAAAGAAGGCGCAGGAACTGGCATCCATCAAAGACCCCGTAAAGTTTGCCTTTGCGGTAGCGAAACTGGAGAAAGATTTGAAAGTTACCAACCGCAGGGCAGCCCCACCGCCCGAAAGAATCGTGTCAGGAACTGGCCGAGTCTCTGGGGCGGTGGACTCAACCCTCGAACGGCTGAGAGCAGAAGCGGAAAAGACTGGAAACATGACGAAAGTCATCCAGTACAAAGCGCAAAAGCGATCAGCTTCCAAATGATTTTTTAATTTAGGAGCCCATCATGGCTAATGCATTTTCTAAAGAAGAACGTGTCGCGTTTGAAAGTATCCTTGAGGGTTTTCAAGACGCCCTCGTTTTGTCCCGCAACGTGTCCGTGTTTAACACTGACAGCACCAGCATGGAGCGCAGCCGCGACACCATCTGGCGTCCAATGCCCTACATTGCAACATCTTTCAATTCGACTGTTGGCTCGTCCATCTCGTCGAACTACGAAGACATGACGCAATTGTCCGTCCCTGCGACCCTTGGGTTTTCCAAGACAAGCGCATGGAAACTGGACGCAAAAGAACTGCGCGACGCCTTGCAAGAAAACCGCCTTGGCCAAGCTGCACGCCAAAAGCTGGCCAGCGACATTAACGTGTCTGTCATGAACGTGGCCGCTAACCAAGGAACTCTGGTCGTGCCTGTTGCTGGTGCATCTGGTGACTACGACGATATCGCCCTGTGCGACAGCTTGTTGAACGAGCAAGGCATCCCAATGGAGAACCGTTACCTCGCACTGAACAGCCGCGATTACAACGGTCTGGCAGGCAACTTGGCCGCAACCACTCGCAGCTTTGGCAACAGCAAGTCTGACAAGGCCTATGAGCGCAGCTACGTTGGCATGGTCGCAGGCTTTGAGACCTACAAGCTCGACTACGGCAACCGCATTGCAGCGCAAGCCACAGCGGTCACCATCGCCACCAACGGCGCTCAAGTTCGCTTTGTGCCCCGTGCCACCTCCAACTCGGTCGGCGGTCAAATCAACGTGGACAACCGCTATCAAACAGTGACTGTGAGCACCACCACCGGCGTCAACGTTGGTGATGCTTTCACGATCCCTGGCATCAACGCACGCCACCACATCACCAAGCTGTCTACCGGCCTGCCCAAGACCTTCCGAGTTATCTCGGTGGACTCGGGCACGACCATGACAATCAGCCCCCCGATGATTGGCGCAAACTCTAGCCCAACCGACCCAGAGTTGCAGTACCAGAACATTGAAGTGGCCAGCACATCCGCTACCGCAACGCTGAACTGGCTCAACGACAACGCCACCGGCGTAAACTGCTTCTGGCACAAAGACAGCATCGAGTTGCTGCCCGGTCGCTACGCTGTCCCCACCGATGCAGGCACATCCGTTATGCGTGCCAGCACCGACCAGGGCATCGAGCTGGTGATGCAAAAGTTCTACGACATTGACACCATGACCACAAAGTATCGTCTGGATACTTTGTACGGCGTCACAATGTCCAACCCGCAAATGGCTGGCATCTTGCTGTTTAATCAATAAGCAGCACCAAAGAATGGGGGGCTTTGGCCCCCCTTTCTCTTAGGAAAGCACCCAAAAAGGCCAAATGATGCAAGACGACATCCGCACCCCTCGACACAAAAAGCCGGTCAAGATTCGCAAACCCTCTCAACCGCTGGACGGCATCAATCATCGACTTCTGCGTGAACAAGCCGCAGCCCAAGCACAGCAGACAGACGAATTCAAACCCGACGACACAGAACCCACCCGTGAGGAACTGGAGGCCAAGGCCGCAGAACTTGGTATTCGATTTGACGGTCGCACAAGTGACAAAAAATTGAATTCATTGATTGAAGCCAAACTTAAATGAAAATCGCTTTCCGCAAAACAAACGCCCCAGGATTGATAGCCGGGTTGTTTAATCGCTACACAAAATGGACGCTCAAAACAGGCTATGCCCATGGTGGCGTAGTCATTGGTGATCAACTTTGGCACACGACAAGATCGGGGTTTTTGGCGGAAAAGTTTACTGATCAGGAAAATTGGGATTTGTTTGAAACACCAGTAACGGATAAAATCGCATCAGAACGGACTACTAAAGTTCTAAAAATGCGGTATGACCCGTTTTCGCTGCTTGGTTTCAAATTGCCCTTTAGGTTTTCTGACTCAAAAGGTTTGTATTGTTTTGAAGTCCAATGGATCGCGTTGACGGGGATGCACCCCAATCAACCCATCAGCCCTGACAGTGTTATGGCTGAGATCCTGAGGATGCTTAATGCGAAAAGCAATCAAGCTTGCGCTCACGCTGTCAGCGATAATGACGCTCACGGGTAGCATACTCATTCCAATTGTTCAAACATTTGACCCAGTCATGCAAAATATCATCTATCGAATTCTGTCGCTTCCTTTGATGGTAGCCGTGGCCTATGGTATTTATGGGAGTGAGAAATGACAACTGATGAATACACAACAGAAGCATTTGGATTCAAGGTCTTGTTGGGTGGTGGTGCCATGACAACCTTTTCAACTTGGCTTTCATCGCTTGATTGGACTACAGTGATAGGTGTGACTGTGATGATTTGCGGTGCAATCCTGCAAATCATTGGCTCTCTCAGAGCCAAAAAAGCTGATCAGCGTGAGCAAGAAAAACACGCTATTGAAATGGCTGTTTTACGCAAAAAACTGGAGGAATGACATGGGATGGACAAAGCGCCAATTTATTGAGCAAGCCTTTGACGAAATCGGGCTGGCCTCTTACGTTTTTGACCTGACACCTGAGCAACTTCAATCTGCCCTTCGGCGTCTCGACATGATGATGTCCGCATGGAACGCCCTTGGCATTCGATTGTCCTACCCACTGCCATCAAGCCCTCAAGACAGTGACCTAGACGAACAAACCAACGTGCCCGACAGCGCCAATCAAGCCATCTACACCAACTTGGCAATTAAGCTGGCCCCGTCTTACGGTAAACAAGTTTTACCAGACACCAAAGCCACAGCCAAAGAGTCTTACAACACGCTCCTGTCACGCGCAGCCATGCCGATGGAACAGCAACTTCCTGCAACCATGTCAGCAGGCGCAGGTAACAAACCTTGGCGCATTGACAACCCATTCATTCGCCCACCATCTGACCCCGTTTTAGCCGGTGGTGATGGCCCCATTGAATTTAACTAAGGACAATCATGGCCAACATCAATCAACTATCAGGACTTAGCCAACTTTCGGGTGGCGATCTAATTCCTGTGTACGTCCCCAATAACGGGGATGCTCGCAAAGTCTCAGTAACTCAGTTGCTGCAATACTTTCAGCAAACCTTCGCGGCCCCCACCGTGGCCACAAATCTCTACACCCCTGGCACTGGATTCAATATCACAGTACCCACGCCAGTCAGTGAACAGCAATGGATGATCATCCAACCTGCTGGCACTTTGGCCGCTGGTACTGTGACCCTTCCCTTGAACACTGGCGTGCCAGACGGAACTCAGGTAAGAGTCACCACCACACAGATCATTACCACCTTCACGCTGGCCCTGAACGGCGCAACAGCGGCTTTTGGTGCTCCCACTACTTTGGCCGCTAACGCATTCTTCACAATGCGCTTCTACCAAGCCACCAATAGCTGGTATCGCGTTGGGTAAGCCATGCAGATTCAAATTCTTAGCGGGATTTATGCTGACAGCACACCCGAACTGCGAACAGCGTATCCGGTCAACATGGTGCCAGTACCTAAGCAGTCTGGGATTAGTAATGGGTTCTTGCGCCCCGGTGATGGCATCGTCGCAAATGGGACAGGCCCAGGCATTGATCGAGGTGGTGTGAACTGGAATGGAACTTGTTACCGTGTCATGGGGACAAAGCTGGTTTCAGTGTCTAGCAATGGAACGGTGACGGTCTTGGGGGATGTGGGCAGCGGTGGGCCTGTCACCTTTGATTACAGCTTTGATTCTTTAGCCATTGCATCCGGTGGGCGCTTGTATTACTTGAATGGATCACTTACCCAAGTGACAGATACAGACCTTGGTAACGTGGTGGATTTTTGTTGGGTTGACGGTTATTTTTTGAGCACGGATGGCGAGTTTCTCATTGTGACGGAACTCAACGACCCGACCCAAGTTAACCCATTGAAATATGGAAGCTCAGAGGTTGACCCGGACCCGGTCTTGGCTATTGTCAAACTTAGAAACGAGGTCTATGCGTTAAACAGACACACTATTGAAGTGTTTGATAACGTAGGTGGTGACTTGTTCCCCTTTGCACGTATTGAGGGCGCACAGATTCAAAAAGGCGTGATTGGCACACATGCTTGCTGCGTTTACATTGACCGAATTGCTTTTTTAGGTGGAGGCAGAAACGAAGCCCCTGGCGTTTACGTGGGCGCGTCATCTGCCACCCAAAAGATCAGTACTCAGGAAATTGACGAACTGCTTTTGACCTACACCGAAGATCAATTGTCTCAAGTCAGGCTCGAAGCACGTAACGACAAGTCACACCAACATTTGTACGTCCACCTTCCCGACCGTACGATGGTCTACGATGCAGCCGCATCCGAGGCGCTTGGCGATCAGGTTTGGTTTACCCTTACAACCACAGTTGTCGGATTCAGTCAGTACCGCGCACAAAACATGGTTTGGGCCTACGACAAGTGGCTGGTTGGCGACCCACAATCTAATTCAATCGGTTACTTGGTGCAAAACACAGGACACCATTGGGGCCAACAGGTTCGATGGGAATTCGGCACGACTATCGTTTACAACGAAGGCAACGGCGCAATCTTCAACCGACTTGAATTAGTCAGTTTGACGGGTAGCGTAGCCCTTGGCAAGAATCCACAAATCAGCACCAGTTACAGCGTCAACGGCCTTGCATGGAGTCAGGACCGAAGCATCTCAGTTGGAACCACTGGAAACACTGCCAAGCGTCTTGCATGGTTTCAGCAAGGCCACATGAGGAATTGGAGAATCCAAAGGTTTCGTGGTGACAGTGATGCCCACATTTCCTTTGTTCGCCTCGAAGCTCAGATTGAGGCATTGGCGTACTGATGGCAACCGCACCCCAATCCCGCAGGCTTAACCTTACCCGTGACCAACTCGCGGCGTTCTTGACCGATCAACAACAGATCAGGCAGTTTGAACTGCTGTTCTCCACAGTCGATCAAATCCAAGCTATTACGGGTACTGATTTTGAATATCAGGCCGACAGCGCAGCGGCCACAGCCAACAGCGCATTGGCCCAGCTTGCTGCATTTGCCCAAGAGTCGGCCATCAATTGCGCCTTGGCTGAAAACAAAGCAAATCAGGCATTGGAACTGCTAGACAATCTGACCAAGGCTGTAGAGGGCTTGCAAATGGCACCCCCGCCAAGGGAATTTAAGCGTTCAAGATACGGCTCGTTCTACGACACCACCACGCAGACAGCCACCACCATCAACACGGCCAAGGCCGTCACGTTCAACAACACCGATTTGAGCAATGGCGTGTATCTTGGCACCCCGACATCGAGGGTGTACGTGGACACACCGGGCATTTACAACTTCGACACTTCGTTCCAACTGGACAAAACAGCAGGCGGAACGGGCGAGTTCTTTTTTTGGTTTAGGCTCAACGGCGTAGACGTGCCAGACAGTGCCAGTCAAATCAGAATTCAGGGCAACAACGCTGAAATTTTTTCATCGCTGAATTACTTTTTTGATCTCAAAGCCAATGACTATATTGAGCTGATGTTTTCGGTGAGCGACCTCACTGTCGAAATTGCTGCATTTCCTGCGGCTGCACCCCACCCAGGCATCCCGTCCATTATTCTCACAGTTGCCAACAACATTGAAGGTGTCTTATGACCGTATCCATTAAAGTTCTGATCCCAGCAAAGCAGGCCGAGAACAGCCAGACCACGCAGTACACAGCAGTGAACTGCAAGGCCATCATTGACAAGTTCACGATCACCAACACCAGCGCCGGTAATCTGACCATCAGTGTCAACTTGGTGACAAGCGGGGGCAGTCCAGGTGCATCCAACTTGATTATGGACACACGATCAATCGCACCCGATGAAACCTATACCTGTCCTGAATTGGTGGGGCAGGCTTTGGAGACGGGTGGTTTTATTTCCACCATTGCCAGTGCAGCCACATCACTGACCATCCGAGCATCAGGACGTGAAATTACTTGATGCACGAAATGCAAATGTGGGACAATCAAGCCGCTGAGAAACATGCTACCAGCGGCATCCAATGAATATTGAGGTGTTTTTATGGGTTTACTTAGCGCACTAGGCGGCATTGCAGGCAACTTCTTGCTTCCAGGCATTGGCGGCGTAATTGGCGCTGGTCTTGGTGGAGCAATCGAAGGCCGCGAGTCAGTGGGAGATGCCTCACAAGTCCAACAGCAAGCAGCGCAAGGTGGCATTGATGAACAGCGCCGACAGTTTGACGCCATTCGGCAACTCTTGCAGCCCTACAACGAAGCAGGCACAGGCGCACTCGCACAACAGCAGGCATTGCTTGGACTAGGCGCACCAGGCGCACAGCAACAAGCCATCACAGCCTTACAAGGCAGCCCACAATTTGCTGCACTGCAACAGCAGGGTGAAAACGCCATCCTTCAAAACGCATCTGCCACAGGTGGTTTGCGTGGCGGTAACGTACAAGGCGCACTCGCACAGTTCCGTCCAGCCCTGCTCTCTAGCCTCATCAATCAGCAATACGAGCGCCTTGGTGGTCTGTCATCCATCGGACAGAACGCAGCAGCCGGTGTCGGCAACGCTGGCATGTCCACAGGAACCAACATCGCAACCTTGCTAGGAAGGCAAGGACAAGCCCAGGCTGGAGGCATCCTAGGCCAACAAAGCGCCCTCACTGGCGGCATCAACAAAGCCTTTGGCGCAGTCCAGGGCGCAGGTGGTTTTGGTCAATTGTTTGGTGGTGCATCCAGCCCATTCAGCGGGACTGCAATCTCTGGACCAACAAGCATGTCACAAGCCGATTACGCAGCCCTCAGCGGCTTTTAAGGAATAGACATGGAACCCATCAACTACCTCGCACAAGTTGCAGACCCTTTCGCACAGGCAACGCAAGGCTTGCAACTTGGCGCAGGCATGGTCGAATTGCAGCAAAAACAAGCCGCCATGGTCCAACAGCAGCAGCGGCAACAATTGGCGGCGCAAGAACAGTCCAAATTCTTTTCAAACCCAAAGCCAACCATGCGCGATGCTGCACGGTATGCCTCACTACTTTCACCAGAGCAAGCAAACGCATTCCGACCATTCATGGAAGGCATCAGCAAAGAACAACAGCAAGGCGCATTGAAATCAACCGGGCAGCTTCTTTCTGCACTACAAGCCAACCCACAAACCGGAATCAGGCTTTTGCAAGAACGCGCAGTTGCAGCCCAAAATAGTGGCGACCAAGATGACGCAAACCTGTTTAACCGTCTCGCAGAAGCCGCAATCAAAGACCCGGTGCAAGGCACGCAAACAGCTTTCAAAGCATTGGTGCAAAGTTCCGCAGGCATCCCCGGTGCAAAAGAGTTCTTTGAGACCATTGATAAAGGTCTAGGAACGGCGCGTGATGAAGCAATGGCCCCAGAAAAGCAACGCGAAGCCATAGCAGTTGCAGACAAAGCAGTAGCTGATGCAACGACAGCGCAAGCCACAGCCAAGAATGCAGAAGAACGAGCCAAAGCCGATGCGGATAAAGCTAAAGCAGACGCAGACAAAGCCAGAATTGACGCTCAGTATGCAGGCCCATTGGCGCAAGCCAACCTGAACTTGAATGCAGCACAGATTAAGAACATCAACAGCGAAATCGGCAATCGAGCCGCCAAGCTGAATCTTGATCGCCAAACCATGCAGGTCACAGTCGCTGAAAAGCTGTCAAGCATTCAAAAAAATATGACAGAGATGCCAGTCGACACTCGCAAGTTGGTCAACGAATCCGCTGTGACGGCGGCAGCGGCTAAACAATCGGCTGGTCAATTTAACGATCTTGCAAAACAATTGGAAGCCGCTGGTGGTGGTTACGGCGTGTTTAGCAGCGCCTCGGAATTTCTGAAAAAAGGAACAGGTTTTCAAGGTGGCCTTACGCAACTTAGAAACGAATACACACGTTTGCGAAACTCAGCCGCTATCAAGTCACTGCCACCAGGCCCAGCCACCGATGCAGATATTCAATTGGCCTTAAAGCCCTTCCCGCCTGAAACCGCTGACGCTAAAACAATGGCGAGTTTTCTTCGGGGAATGGCTAAATTGCAAGACATTGAAGCATCCGTATCAAATGCCAAGACCGACTGGCTTGCTGGCAACAATGGCGTGTTGACCCGTGCGAAGAACACATTTCAAGCTGGCGACTACGCAACCAAAGCGGGTGAATCCTTCAATGACTTTACCCAGCGAGTCGTGCAAGACGTTAGCAAGCGTTACGACCCAACACAGCAGACTTCTTTGGCGCAGCAGATCCCCACAGATCGCAATCCAAGACCAGCAGCAGCCCAAAACAACATCCGGTCACAAGCTGACGCCATCTTGAGTGGAGGCCGTTAAATGGCAACAGCCGATGAATACGCATCTTGGATTGTCAAGAATTCTGCAAAGCGCGGAACGCCTGAGTTCGACACTGTGGCGCAGGCCTACCAGCTTGCCAAGGGCGAAGAGAACACGGCCACCTTCCAGCAGCAGAACGCACCACTGCCACAGCAGCCAGGCGTGATGGATCAGATCGTCGGTGCTGGTGAAACAGCACTGACCCTTGGCACTGGCGCAGTCGGTGGCACGCTCGGCACGTTAGCCGGAACTCTCCAAGGTTTGTCGCAGCAAATCCTGTCTGGCAACTTTGGCACGCCAGAAGCCATGCGTGCAGTCGAGCAAGCCGCGGCAAAGGGCGCACAGGCGCTCACCTACCAGCCACGCACCCAAGCTGGCCAGGAACAGGTGCAAGCAGTGGGCCAAGTCCTGGCCAACGTCCTGCCACCAGTCTTGCCTGCAATTGCAGCCCCAGGCGCAGTGATGCAAGCAGCACGCACCGCAGCCCCAACAGTTGGCGCAGCCCGTCAGATCGGGACAGCAGCAGGCCAGCGTGCGGCCACAGCAACAGGCCAAGCCATCGCCAGGCCAGTGCAAGCGGCCACCACAGCCGTGCGCGAGACCTTTGGCATGGAGACCCCAGCCGTGGCCACCACAGCCCCAGCAGCCGGTGCGCGGGTTTCCGGTGGTGCAGCAGCCACCCCAGAGGCCATGCGACGCGCAACCACGGCAGAAAGCCTGCCCGTGCCCGTCACCCTCACCAAAGGCGCGGCCACCAGGGATGCCCAGCAACTGGCCTTTGAGAAGGAACAGATCAAGAGCGATCTGGGTGGACCCCTGCGCCAGCGTGCCGAGGAAAATAACCTGCAAGCCTTGCAGAACTTTGACGCACTGGTGGACATGACAGACGCCCAACTCATGGACTTGTCCAGCACAGGCGGCGCTGTCGTCAAGTCTTTGACCGAAGGCCTCACAGCAGCCAAGAACCGCACCCGCGCCGCCTACAAAGCAGCCGAGAAAGCTGGCGAACTGGAGAACAACGTCACCCTCACAACGGTGGTGGACTACATCAACGAGAACATCCCAGAGGGTGACTTGGCTCCGGTACTCAAGGCAGCCCAGCAGAAAGCCATCGCAATCGGTGCAGCAGCCCCAGACGCAGACGGAAGACTGGTGGCCCAGCCCATCACACTGCGCCAGGCAGAAAGCCTGCGCCAGACCTTCCAGCGTGCAGGCTTTGAAGGTGCAGACCAGTTTCACGGCGGCAGCCTGCGTCGGGTCTTTGACGTTGAGACCGAAGGCATGGGTGGTGACCTCTACAAAAAGGCCCGTCAGACTCGCATCGACCAGGCACGCAAGTTCGAGAATCGCGCCATCGTCGCCCGTCTCATCAAGAACCGCAAAGGCATGGAAGATCCTCAGGTTGCAGCCGACCAGGTTTTCCGCAAGTCCGTGCTGAACTCCTCACCAGAAGAAATCACGTTCCTGAAGCGCGTCTTGGTCACCAGCGGCAAAGATGGCCAGCAAGCCTGGAAAGAGCTGCAAGGCGCCACCGTGCGACACCTCAGAGACGAGGCCACCAAGGGCATGGGCACGGACTCACAAGACCGCCCCATGATCTCCCCAGCCAAGCTGCACCAGTCCGTGCAAGCCCTCGATGCCAATGGCCGCTTGGATGTGCTTCTCGGCAAGAAGAACGCACAGACCGTGCGCGATCTTGACGACGTGGTGCGCTACGTCACCACAGTGCCACCAGGCACACTGGTCAACAGCTCAGGCACAGCAGGCACGCTCATGGCAGCCATCGCAGAAGCCGGGGCCACAGGCGCACTCACAGGCTTGCCATTGCCGGTAGCATCTGGCCTGCGCCAGATCATCAAGATGCGCCAGGAAGGGCGCACCAAGGCCAGAATCAACGAAGCCCTCAACGCATTGCCACCCGTGCAGCCTTGAGCGACAATCCACCATCCAGGAGAACCAGTAAATGTCCGCACTCTCGATCAAACCGCCATACCCAGCATTTGCTGGCGCTGACGGCCTGCCATTGGAGAATGGTTACATCTGGGTCGGCACGGTCAACCTGAACCCTCAGGTCAACCCCATCTCGGTGTTTTGGGATTCGGCTTTGACCATCCCAGCAGCTCTGCCCATCCGCACGCTCAACGGCTACCCGGTGTACCAGGGCAGCCCATCGCGCTTCTACGTGGGCACAGACTACAGCATCCAGGTGCTCGACAGCAAAGGCAGCCTGGTCTACACCTCACTGAATGGCAACATCACTTCTGGATCGGTGGCCACCAATGCAACTGGCAATGGAACGCAGACAGTTTTTGCTGTCAGTTCCACACCATTCGCAATCTACATCAATGGCGTCTATCAAAACCAGAACACTTACACAGTGTCTGGCGGTAATGTGACATTCTCAGAAGCGCCACCCATCACCTCTGTGATCGAATTCTTGGTTTAAGGAGACCGAAATGCTCAAGACAGTTTCAGCAATTGCAACACAAATAATCTCGTCAATAACTGGCGGATTGGTTCAATTCACAGGCCCAGCAGCAGGCACGACAAGAGTTATCACAGTGCCAAATGCAAATGCAACAATGGCACGCACCGATGCAGCGCAATCATTCACTGGCGATCAAACTTTAAGCAATGGCAATCTCGTCATTGGAACCTCTGGCAAAGGCATCGACTTTTCTGCTACATCGGGCGCAGGCACAAGCGAGTTGCTGAGTGACTATGAGGAAGGTGACTGGACGCCATCGTTTTTCAATTTGACGGTTGTTGGCACTCCCACATACACAGGCAAATACACCAAGATCGGACGACAAGTCACATTTGTGCTGCAAATCCAGTCTACAACCAGCACTTCATCAAATTTTGGGACGACTGGTTTTTCGTTACCCTTTAACCCTGCGGATAAATCAACACTCAGTGCTGTTCAATCTTCTGCTGGTGCAACTTACGGCGTCGGTCTTATATTTACAGACGGCAATGCCTACCCACCAACTTGGGCGGCTAATGCCAGTGTGACCCTTTCGGGCACATTTTTTGTTTAAAGGGTTGTTATGTCTCTTACCAAAGCAACTTACTCAATGATCCAAGGCGCTCCAGCCAATGTGCTGGACTATGGTGCTGATGCAACTGGCGTGGCCGATTCGACTGCTGCGTTTAATTTGGCGTTGGCTACTGGTCGCGCTGTGTATGCCCCAAAAGGCACATACAAGATAAACATTGTCATTTCAACAGACAATAAAACTATCTATGGTGATGGCATTGGGAAAACAATTTTTAGCCCTTTTACAGCAGCAAGCCCTGTCATTACTTTAAATGGTGACATTGCCGGAACAATTATCAGAAACTTTTTGTTTGAAAATTTTACTATCAACGGTAATGCAAAACAGGGTCATGGTTTCTTAATCACAAATACCGCAGACACACGCGGGGTTGACGAAATTGTTTGGCGTAATCTACGAATCAATTTTTGCAATTGCGGTATTTTCTGTGGTGGTAGAAGCATTTGGAACGAGCTTGACAACGTATACTGTGATTACAACATCGACGGTATTCACATTGAGACAGATCAAGCCGTAAACACATGGGCTTTTACCAATTGCGGCGTTAGAGTAAATAATCGCGATGGGTTTTATGCCGAAAAAACTGATGTTTCTGTTACTGGAATGATTGGCTTTACGTTCAACAATTTCAACGCAGAATACAACGGTCAAGATACTTCACTTACGACTGTGCGTGGAATGTATATCAGCGGCGCTCAAGGTTGGGTTTTCAACAATCTGACGCTTGAAGGCAATGGTGCTGATTTACCATCTGTTGAGAGTTACGGCGTTCATTTCACTGGAATATTAAACTCAGGCATCGTCATCAATGGCTGTTGGGCGGTAAATTCCAAGTACATGATTGTGTTTCAAGGAACTAGGGCTGGCGGTTCCGTTGACAATATTTATTTCATGTCCCCTTATGCTGGCGGTAAGGGCTTGTATATTGCTTCGCAATGGGCTAACGATCTTGCAAAAATTCAACTCGGGCAAAGCATTAATGGCCTCATTGAAGTTGTTTTCGATGTCAACGGTCTTTGGCCCATCACTCAAGGTGTTGACTATTACGGCGGTGCTCAGACAACACTGTCGTTGCAAAACCGCAAAAACGTCACGATTAACACCGTAGCAGCAACATCGAACATTGCAACTTTGACAGGTTTGATTAGCGGCGATGTTGTGTTTCTGTATAACTACGCAAACGGCGGAACAAACAAAATTACATTGGCTGCTGGTTTGATGGCTAGTGGTGTGGCGTATGACATCAATGCAGACACGGGCAAGCAATTCATGGTTCTTGGCTTTCCCTTTAACGGCAAACTTACACCAATTTGAAAGGTAAATCATGGCACTTCGTAAAATCATCGAGGCAGAAGGTAAAGCTGTTATTCAAACCACAATGGGATCTATTGAAAACGGAACTCAGAAAGTCTCTTTTTCCGCTTACATCAAAGTGGTTTCGATTGACGGCGACAAAAGCAAAGTGAACGCCAATGTGCATTTCGCTGGAGATCAAGTTCAGTTCATCAAACACTATCAGCAGATCCCAGTGTCTGTTGAAGTCGGCGCCCCCAATTTCATCGAGCAGGTCTACAAATATTTGAAGACACTTCCAGAATTCTCTGGAGCTGTTGACTGTTAACCGTGCCAGTGCGGATCACTGGATTCTTGGTTTTGATTGGAGATCAAAATGGCTTTAGAAAAAGTTGAGATTGTTGACCGCATTGAGGTCTTGGAAAGCGGCTCTGTGCAAGTTCGCACCAAGACCGTAATCAAAGAAGATGGCGTTGAAATCAGCAGCAAGTTTGCTCGCCACGTTGTCGCCCCCGGCGATGATTACAGCGCCGAAGATGCAAAGGTCAAAGCCATCTGCGCTGCCATGCACACCGCTGACGTTGTGGCCGCATACAAGGAATTGCAAAATGCTGCTCAAACTTCTAAAGTCTAAAACAGTCCTGTTTGCACTGCTTCTTGCGGTGCTTTCGATTGTGCAAGGGTATGTATTCTTGCTGCCCATCACGCCGACTGAGCAAATGTTTGTCGGTATCGCCATTTCAATTGCTGTGACGTTACTTCGTATTGTTACGACACAGCCCATTTCTGAAAAATAATTTTTTTGAAAGAAACCATAAATGTCAACCAATTCTCAAATCGCATTTGCCCCCCTTGGCAAGACCGTAGTCGTAGCCGCAGCCGCATCAGCCCCCACAGGCGTGCAAGCTCCGGTCTACGAGAAGTTCAACCCTCAGAACGCAGGCCAATACCGTTTCATCAACAACGGCACGACCACCGTGTTCTTGGGCACTGGCCCAACAGCTGCACTAGCCCAGGCTGCTTCGGTTGCTCCAGTCGCTGGCACGCCTTCGGATGCCATCGTCTTGGTGCCTGGCGCTGTTGAGGTCTTGCGATTCAATATCAACACATACTTTAGCGGCCTGTCCAGCGCAGCGGCTACTGTCTACATCACGCCCGGCCAAGGCATTTGATGCAAGACCGAATCTTAAAATTGATAGGCGAAAACCCACGAACAGCAAAAGAACTTGCCGATTCGTTGGGTGTTTCTAAACAAGAGATCATTGATCTACTTGAAAATATGCCTGTCAAAAAGATTCGGTTAATCAGTCGAAACGGAAAATCTCAACCACTTATTTTTTATAAGTACACACTATGAAACGCGCATCCATTGCAGCCTTAACGCTTTCAGCCGCCGGTCTTGCTGGGATTGTCGCGCACGAAGGTTATACATCACGCGCCGTTGTCCCTGTTGCTGGCGATCCTCAGACCGTGGGGTTTGGAAGCACCACACGGCCCGATGGAACGCCCGTAAAGAAAGGCGAGACCATCACCCCCGTGGAGGCTGTTCGCTTTGCTGTTGAACACATCGCAAAGGATGAAAAGCGACTTGCAAAATGCGTGAAGGCTCCTGTTTCTCAGAAAGAATATGACATTCTTGTGGGTCACTCTTACCAGTTCGGTGCAGTGAAAACATGTAGTTCCACCATCGTCAAAAAAATCAACGCAGGTGACTATATCGGAGCTTGCAATGAGTACGAACGCTGGAAAAAAGTCCGGGGCAAAGATTGCAGTGTCGAAGGTAGCGGATGCGCCGGGGTTTACACCAGGGCACTAGAGCGCCGGGACCAATGTTTGGCGGCACAAAATGTAAATACCCCAACACCGGATGACGAAGTTGATGTGGTGGTTTCTGAAGTAACCACTAACTATTCTTGGATTGTTGTTATTTTGTTAGTTATCGCCGGGTTTTTTGCTTACCGCCGCTGGAAACAATGAATCGCATTTTCATTGCATTGATTTTGGTCGCTGCCTCTGTCGCAGGTTTTATGCTTTACCAAGCTGGAAGAATCCACGAAAAAAGCCATTGGCTTTCTTTGGAAAACTCCACCCTACGAGAACAGGCCAAAGAAATCGCTAGACAGGTCGAGCAAGCCGCCAAAGCACAAAAGGAATACATCCATGCCCAAGATGAAATTAATGACCTTGCTGTGCGTTTGCGCGATTCTGACCGGCTGCGCGTCCAGTCTGACCACAGAGCAAAGATCGAAAAAGCCACAAGCGCAAATCTCAGAATCTACGCCCGTGGATTACACGATCTTTACTCAACGTGTCGAAAAGAATTTGAAGCAATGGGACTTGAAGGAGCAAGAGCTGCTTCAGGTGTTGGAGCCTTGAACGTAAAGTAAACAACGGCTACCAAACACAAAAGCCATATCACCCCAACAATGCCAAGCAAAAACCACTTGGCTAGTGCCTTGCCGTAACGCACCCAGAATGATGACAACCCCAAGGGCTTTGCTGCCATCATCACGGGCCTTGCCTTTGCTACCTTAGCGACACGTTCAATTCTTTCCTTGCGAATCGGGCAGTCACGGCCTTGGTTGCAGTTTCCGTAGTCATCACAACATTTTTTCATACCCGTGCCACTCCATGTCTTTGGGTTAAATGCACATTAGGCACATAGACCTCACGCATTGACCCGTTGCAAATCCTGGTTGATACACATTCATTCAGTGCCAATTCTTCACCCAGAGCAACCCGGCCCATTTTGCTAATTTCGTACATTCCCGCTTGCCCCCCGAATTGTTTGATGTAGTGCATTCCATACATCCCGTTGATTGTCTTTGACAGCGGCCCGATGTTCAATTTCATTTCCAAGTCCAGGCGATTCAGTTTGCCGTTTTTGCGCAAACATTCCAAGACTGCTTTGGCTTTTTGACCGAGTTGAGTTCCTAGTTTCATATTTGTTTTTCTAAAATTAAGCAAAAGTTGTCGCCGTCCGGTGTAATCCCGCAAACTTCTTGAGTTGTTGAACACGCCGAAAGCAGGGCGGCGATTAAAAGAAGGCGGGTCATTCTTGTCCCCTTGCTCGGATGGCGGCGGCAGCGTGTTTTGTCGCATATGGGCTTTGTCCTTCTCTTTCGCACACCTTTGCACACGCCTCACGCTCATCAGCACGGACAAGGGCAGCAAATGCTGTGAGGTGTGCAATGCTTCCATCTACAGCATTAATTTGTACAACCACATCAAAGCCAGCCTCACGGGCCATGTCTATCGTGGTTTTCATTTCATTCCTTTCAGCATCTCTGCTCTGCAATCGTTAAATCCCTGCACATATTGGGGATGCTCACCCTCTCGCGTTCCAAAGGCATCGGGCACGGCTGGCTGTGCTGCGTTGGTTTCTTCTAAAGGCTCAACAATACGCGCCATTGGATACAACACACTAAATTCATCAGAAAGCAACCTGTTTGCTATTGCTTTTGTCATCCTGCCAGTTGTTGCCCATCGGCCAGATTCCATGGTGTCTTGCGCCCAATATTCAATTGCCACTGGTTTTTCATTGTCTTTTGTCATATCTACCTTTCGTTGATTGTTTGCTGGCTGTGCGGGTTGAACAGCAAGCATTGCATCCAGCATGCGTTGCGGTAGACCATCAACACCATTGGCCCGATGCAACACCTTCACGGCTGCAATGTGCATTTCTTCGGTGACGCGAGCGGGCAATGGTGCTGGCTGTGCGGGTGTTGGCTGGACCTTCAGCGCCTTCGCAAGCATTGCTCGAATGCACTCAGTAGTGCCTTTGTTGTCAAACGCCCATTCATCGTATTCATCGGTAGCGGCTTGAATCATTTCATCGGTTGGCTTACCCAGCGCCACTGGCTCCTGCACAGTAGGTACTGCAAGGGCTTGCTTGATGGCGGTGATGGCTTCTTTTCCAACGCCATCAGTGTTCCCACCACAGTTAATCAACAACGCCTCCAGCGCCAGCTTCAATGCTTCGTCTTTTGTGTGTGTCATGTCAACTCCCTCTCGGCCATCTCGTCGGCCATCTTTGCCCAATACTCCCGGCTCACGCTATCCACCAGGATTCCAACCTGATCGAACTTGCGCTCGGCCAGCACCTTGGCCAGCACCATCTTGACGTTGGTGCTTGCCTCGCCCAGCGCCTCGGTGATGTTGAACCCGTCCATCGGATCGCAAGCCTCACCGTGTTGCATCAGTTCAACAGACCGCGCCTCAATTGCCATTGATCGGCGTTCTGCCCGGTCTTCGTCATCTTGACGGTTGTTCATCATCATGGTGTTGTAATCGCTCATGGTTTACTCCTGTGCTTTGGCAATGGCAAAACGTAACTTTTGCGTTTCGTGTGCAATAAATTCGTCATCACATCTCAGTAATTTCAATTGAGATGTAATGCGGTTAACTGCGTCTTCTGCTGCCTCCAGCAATTCAGCATTGACTGAGTGCAAGCGTCGCAGTTCTGCGGCTGCCTCCCAATATCCAGTCTTTACTGTTCCATCCAGCTCATCAGCCAATCGCAAGGCTTCGGGTTGTGTACTCATGACGACCACCATGCAACCAGCAAAGCGGCCATGCCGCAACCAATTGCCAAAGCCAAGGCATAACCAGCCAAACGCTCGCCCAATGGTTCTTTAGAGTCGTGGCTAACATAGCCTGGGGTGAAGTGACACTCATCAAGAGTGCGGGGGGTTTTGAGGTGTGAGTCTTTCATGTCGTTCTCCTTGATGTGGGGCCGAAGCCCCGGTTGGTTTAGATTGCTGTCAAAGAAGAAACTGGAAGTGACATTTCGCCTTTACGCGCTTTGCCAGTTACCTTGCAATACTCTTTAACCTGTGCGTATTGTTCTCCATCAATGCTGCGAAAGCCCAAGATGATGAACTGTCCGAATTTTGCTTTTACGATTTGATTAATGTTGAAAGTCATTTGTTAGCTCCTGTTGTGTTGTTGATGGCTCAATCATAACACGAACACCCACAAACTTAAAAGATTTTTTTATAGGGATAAACCCTTATATCGCAACATCGTTCGGTTTTCGCTTACCGTCCATCAAGTCATGCAATCGTTTCTCGGTCAGTCGGTGGCATCGAATCATCGTGCGTGCTGGCAACACGTCAAGAAGGGCGGCGTAGTCTTCCAAGATCGCCCTCACAGCCTGAATCCCTGCACCGTCCAACCGGATAGCGTTACCCGCTAGGTTTCTGCGTCCTGCCATTGCCATCGCTGTGATGGCATCCATCAACAGCCCTGAGTTGTCCTCGCAGACTTGCATGGTTTCAATCAATGTCTCCATGAGGTTGACGGCATCTGAAACTACCCGCCAATCATCGGTAGTTGGGTTTTCGCCTTTTTCCATCGAGGCCAAACCTTCATACATTCTGGTCAACTGGTGGCGGCGGTACTCCACTGGTAATGGCTCGGTCGGGCTTGCCATCATTTCATCCATGATGGTGTAGTGCTTGGGCCTTTGGGCCGGGCGTTTCTTCCCGGCCTTTCTCACACAAAACCTCGCAAGTCTGGTGCTTTGTAGTCTTTGCCTTTGCCGATCTTGCCGCCAGGCAGTATTACGGCCTTACCGTCTTCCAGCTTTGTATCGTTGGAATCAAGGACAGCAGCATCGGCCCCAATCTTGTCCATACCTGCCAAGTAAGCCACGCCATTACCCGTGACTTCGGTATCACACAAGGCGTCCAGGGCATCAATCCGAAAGTGTACCGGGATGTAAACAAATTGCTCACGGCGTTTCAGCTTTCCAGCAAACCACTCGAGCTCGGTGCGAGTACGGTCCAACAATTTGCCGTAACCCTCAGAGTCGCTTCGCAGCGCCCTTAGGAACTCGCAGAACTCCTCCAGGTGGCAGCCGATCTGCACAGACAGATTCTCGATGTCAGGCTCTTTGCCGCAGGCCTTTAACCAGGCAGCGGTGCGTTCGTAGTTGTTCATTTTTTCACCTTCACAAGTTCAATTCGGATGTAGTGCAAAACCTGCGCGGAAATGCTGCGAGTGTTTTTTTCTGCTTCGGCTTTCAGCTTTTCCATGACGTCATCGGGTAGCCGGACAGTGATGAATTTTGTTTTGTTCATTGTTGACCTCAAAACGGGCAATCCGGCATGTCATCAAACCCGCTAGGCGCAGGGGTTTGTCGTGCAGGCGCTTGGCGTTGCGCTGGCGCTGCTTTTGGCGCTTGTTGTTCACCACCACCCTGCAAAGCCACATCATTCACGCGCACGTCCATTGCGGTCTTTTTGTTGCCGTCTTTGTCGGTGTATTCGCGCATTTGAATGCTGCCCGACACTGTGACCTTTTGGCCCTTTGCCATGTATTGCTGCAAAGTGGTAGCGCGTTTGCCCCACATCTGGCAGTTCCACCAAAGAGTGGGTTTTTCCTTACCTTGCGAGTCAGCGACCGTAAAAGACAAGACCTGATCTTGTCCGATTTGTTTCAGTTCCGGGTCTTTGCCCAGGACGCCAGCGATTGTGAGATTGTTCATTTTTCAGTTTCCTTTCAGTTTGTAAATACGAATCACCCGTGCATGTGCTTGTGGGTGGGTTGCTTGCGTGTAGCCAACCGCCTGGAAGTCATCACCCCGAAGGATGGCCCCCCATGCGTTTGGGCTAAAGTGCTCAGGTAACGTGATTCGTTCACGTACATCATTGATGGTGACGAATCCGTGTTTTTGTGCGTAACGGATTGCAGCTTTTCTAGCCTTAGATATCCATTCCTCACGGCCAATGGATACAAGGGCAATTCCAGCATCACGAAGTTTGCGACCGTTCATGCTTCCTCCTTGTTGGCATACATCTCACGCTCGGCCAGCAGTCGGCGAATTACGGCGTCAATAATGATCACCTCTTTGCAGTCGGTTGATCGGTCAGCGTCAATTAAAAAGTCTGTAAATACGATGACACCTTTGTCGTTCATAGAGATGGTGCCGAACTCAGTTACTGTTGGATTGCTCATGGTTGCTCCTTAAAAAGTGTGTTCGTTGGCAATGCGCTCAATGACTTGTTTGTAATAGTCACGGGCGGCTTCGGTCTTTTCCTTGATCTTGGATTCTTTGGCCTTGTCGCGTTCGTAGTGGACCAAGGTAACCCGCAACTCAGGGTTGATGTGGTCAACAATGTGAAGCTGTGGGTCTTCGTAACCGATCAGGTTTTCAGGCGTAGAAACAAGGCAATAGGCGATCTGAGCATGGTCAACATCCCAAAGCATCATGTAGGCAGCAAGTTGCCACATGTAACCCTTGTCCTCGCCTTGTTCAGCAAGCACGGGAAACGTGGTCAGTGACCAGGATGACTTAATGTCGATGATCTTTGACCCGGTAAAAATGTCGCACTCACCTGTCACCCACTCGTTTGTTTTGCGCTCGGTGTTCTTTGCGTAGTCCGTAAACAAAACAGAGTTAAGCAGGGCAATGGATTGATCTTCCACCTCGATGCCCTTGGTCATGTACTTAGACGAAATACGCTCGTCAAAGCCATAGACAGCTTCTTTAGCCATCTTTGTAACGGCGGTCTTAGCACCGACAGACAAAACCTCATCTTTGCCTTTTGGGTCGGTCATGATGTCACCCAAGCTGGATGCGCGAAAGATCAAAGGTTTATTCAACATTTGCGAGTGCTCCTACCAATGCGGATTCTTGTTCTTCGGTCAAAGCAAAAGTTGACCGCAATTTCTCGGTGGTGTACTGACCTGATTTGATGCGCTCGACAGCCTGGGCAAATCGGGCGTTTGTCAGTGTTTCCTTTTTGGCCTGTTTGACTTCCTGTTTAACAGGCTCGTTTGAGTCAATCGCATCGTGCTCAACAATTTCGAGGGCAGCAACCCACAAATAACGGCGGGTGTAGGTCTGCACAGCACCCAAGTTCTGAACAGGGTGGCAACCCTTCAAATTAGCCTCTGACATGGGGCTGGTGATCTCAATAAAATCTTCAGGCTTTTCTGTGTTGACAATTCGCATCACTGCTTGATCAGCGCCAAAGCTAATCACCGAAGTCAAGCCAACGTTTTTAAAGATGGCCAAAGCAGGTACAACAAAGTCACCCAGTTCAAAGTACTGGTAACCCGCAAACTTGTTGTGACCTGATTTACGCAGTTCTTGGCTGTGAAATGCTTCACGCGCCGCATTGAGTCGTTGATAGACATTCATCGTTTCCTCTGTGGTTGGTTGTTGATAAAACGAATCATACACCACTAAAAGAAAATTTTACACAATCACCCACAAAAAAATCTTTTAAACGTGTTGTATTTTTGTGATAGAGTCACAACCATGAAAAAAGACGACAACTACTACTCACAAGTCCTTGCCTACGCTCACAAGATCGAAGGGTCTTACAGGGCGCTGGCAAAGACACTAGGAGCTTCTAGCGGCCCTGCTGTCCAGGCATGGCTAGTCAATGGAGTGGCTTACAAATGGCGACCCGTGCTGGAAAAAAAGTACGGTCTTGCTTTCAGAAAGAGCTTGAATGAGTTGATCGTTTGAAAGTTTAAGACCCGGATAGGCAAGAATTGATCCCCTTGCCGAAAAGCGAACCTCCCGCCTGCCGTCAGTCTTTTTTGGAGGGTTTGAGAGGAACTGAAATGAACTTTGAACAATTTTGGGCAGCTTGGCCCAAGTCAGTCCGCAAAGGCGGCAAGTCTGTTTGCTTGGCACGATGGAAAAAAGGTTTGTATGACGGATGTGCTGACCAGATCGTTAAGCACGTGGAATGGATGAAAACCACCGACCAGTGGCGAAAAGACAACGGCGCTTTCATTCCCGCGCCCCTGGTGTACCTGAACCAGCAACGATGGGACGGTGCAGAGATTCCTGAGGGCTTTACAGCCAACAAACCCGCTAGTGAGTACATTGACCCTGCTTTGCAAAAGATCGCAGCAGACAGGAAAAAAGCGGTCCCTATGCCTGACCACATAAGGGAACGACTGGCGCAGATCAGACGGATGTAAATTTTTTTCACAAAGGGGCTTGCGAGTCCCTTTTTTTATGCTTACAATCAAACCGTTGCCGTGGAAAGCGACCGACTTTAGAGCCGTTACTCATGCCTTCGCCCTTGGTTCAATTTAAGGGTTTCCACCGAGGGCAGTAGTAACGGCTTTTTTGTTTGTCAACGTCCCATTGATGCTAGACCAAAGTTTGCTAGCACTCAGAAGCCACTCAGAAGGCTATCAAACAAGCAACTCGACACAGGTAGACCGCATTTAAAGCCGCCGTAACTGTGTTCAAAGGCAACGGGGGAACCTTCCCAAGCCAAACCCACAAGAGTGACCCGAAAGGGGTGCAGAGACGGGTAGAAGGGCCGATGTTAGTCGGGTAACTCTGCAAGATGGTCAATCTAACAATAGACTATTCCGATGACTACGGGCGTGGCTCCAGTCGGGGTGATTTCACTAAGTTCAATCTTTATTGATTGTTCTTAGGTGAGTATTGCCTCAAACATCCAAGCGTTCACCAGTCGGGGTATGTGTCAGAGAGTAGTAGGGATGCTGTTTGACGACTTGTTATCAATGAAAGGTTGCTATGAACAAGATCGAATTTGGAGACTGCCGCGACACCATGCGGCAATGGGCCAGCGAGGGCGTGAAGGCTCAGATGTGCGTGACTAGCCCGCCTTACTTTGGCTTGCGCGATTACGGCCATGAAGGCCAGATTGGTCTGGAGCAAACGCCAGAGCAATACATCGCCGCAATGGTTGAGGTGTTCCGCTGCGTGCGTGACGTTCTGGCCGACGATGGGACGCTTTGGCTGAACATTGGGGATAGCTACGCTGCCCAAGGTGGCGCTCAAGTGCAAGGAACAAAGCAAACCAAAGGGTCGCAGGCTGGAGCATGGAATGGAGAGACGCGCAAGCCACCACAAGGCATCAAACCTAAAGACCTGATCGGCATCCCGTGGATGCTGGCCTTCGCCCTTCGCGCTGATGGCTGGTATTTGCGCCAAGACATTATCTGGCACAAGCCAAACCCAATGCCAGAGTCGGTGCGCGACCGCTGCACCAAAGCGCATGAGTACATCTTTTTGTTGAGCAAATCGGAAAGGTATTTTTTTGACAGCGAGGCAATGAAGGAGCCAGCCGTCAGCGAGAAACCAGCAGGAAACAAGACACATAAGTATGTTGGGACGGGTGATCCAAAGAACGCCACCAAAGAAGGCTTGGTGAAACTGGCTGGCGTTGAGTGGGAAACCCGCAACCGCCGCAGCGTCTGGACGGTTGCAACGAAGCCCTACAAGGGCGCTCACTTCGCCACCTTCCCGCCCGCGTTGATCGAGCCGTGCATTTTGGCTGGCTCACGCCCAGGCGACATTGTGCTCGATCCGTTCATGGGCAGCGGCACGACCGCAGCCGTGGCGCTCCAGCATGGCCGCCAGTATTTGGGGTGCGAGTTGAACCCTGAATACAAGCCTTTGCAGCAACAAAGAATTGAAGAAGAAAGAACTTTGTTTAATGTCATCCCAAAGTAAGACAACACCAAGGTAAAAACTTTTACCTAGGGAAAACCCTATAAAAAAAACTTTTAAATTGTGTTGATTTGTGGTTAGAATTGAACTGCAACAACAGGAGAAATAGATGGATTTGTTTGATACCCAAGAAAAAACAATGATTGCAAATGAATGTGCAGCTTTGTTTTCCAAACTTGATAGCCTAGACCTGCAAGACCGCATTGACGCAATCAATGACATTCGTTTGGCCTTGCTTCCTTATTCGCCGTTCAAAAACGAACCAGTGGATTGTGTTCGCTGGATTAAGTCAGACTTGGTTAGCGCCAACGACTACAACCCAAACAGCGTAGCGCCACCTGAAATGAAGTTGCTGGAGCATTCCATCACTGAGGATGGTTACACACAGCCAATCGTTTCATGGAGCCGTGACGGGGTGTTTGAGGTGGTAGATGGATTTCACCGTCATCGTGTAGGCAAAGAGTCAGAGACAGTTCGCGCCCGTGTTCATGGTTACTTGCCTGCCGTTGTTATCAATGGCAACCGCCAAAACAAAAACGACCGCATGGCATCAACAATTCGCCACAACCGTGCCCGTGGTGAACATAAGGTTGAATCAATGTCTGAAATTGTTGTCGAACTCAAGCGCCGTTTTTGGTCTGATGAAAAGATCGCCAAAGAGCTTGGCATGGATTCGGACGAGGTTTTGCGTTTGCAGCAAGTCACGGGATTGTCTGGATTGTTTACAGATGCTGAGTTTTCCGAAGCGTGGGAAGCTGAAACCTTTGAAGAAATTGAGGGTGTAGATGAACCGCTTTCGTGACCTGTTTGAAAAGTGGCATCCCTATTGGAATTGGGAATGCTTTAAATCTGGAATGTGGGCAAAAAGGAAAAATGAGATGAACAAAATTCAACACGCTGCAAATATCTTGTCAACAGAGACAAAGTGCCGGGAGGCAATGATCGGGGCCGTTAACGCCTATCCAATCAGCGCAGAACAGCATTTGAGCAAAAGCCAAGGAAAGCGCCCGTGGATTGGTCAAGCGGCTTGCTGTTTTGCTTGCGGCGCAACCGAAGAAGAAACGCGCATAGCGTGGAATTTTTACATGACGCCCGAAGCACAAGACATGGCTAACCGTGTAGCCGATGAAGTTATCGCCAAGTGGGAGAGCTGCAATGCCTAAACGTGGACTTGGAATCAACGTGCTGCAAGCGGCACAAGAGCGCATCGAATGGACGTTTGATAACTTTGACCGTATCTATTGCAGCTTTTCAGCGGGTAAGGATAGCGGCGTCATGGTTCACATGGTTTGCGAAGAAGCTAAAAAGCGTGGCCGCAAAATTGGCTTGTTTTTTTTGGATTGGGAAGCGCAATTTACTTTGACCATCGACTTTGCCGAAGCAATTTACAAAGAATACGCCGACCACATTGAACCGTATTGGGTAGCCGTGCCAATCAAGACATGGAACGCCTGTTCTACGTTTGAGCCTGAGTGGACAGCCTGGGACGAAACAAAAAAGAATCTGTGGGCGCGTCAAAAGTCAGAGATCAGCATCAAAGACGGGTCACATTTTCCGTTTTGGTACGAAGGCATCATGTTTGAGGAGTTTGTACCCACTTTCGGCCAATGGTACGCACAGGGCGAAAAGTGCGCCTGTTTTGTTGGAATTCGCGCACAAGAAAGCCTCAACCGTTTTCGCTCAATCAGCCGCAAAAAGCCAACGTATGAAGGCAAGATGTTTACCACCAACGTGGTTGAGAATGTTTGGAACGTGTACCCAATTTACGATTGGAAGGTTGAGGATATTTGGACGTTTCATGCCAAGACAGGAAAAAGCCATAACAAGCTGTATGACCGAATGCACCAAGCAGGCATGAAGTTAAGCCAAATGCGTATATGTGAGCCAATGGGTGATGAATCGCGCAAAGGTCTTTGGTTGTACCAAGTGGTTGAGCCTAGTTTGTGGGCTAAGTTAGTTTTGCGGGTCAATGGTGCAAACACAGGAAAGATGTATAGCAACGAGCGAGGCAACGTGATGGGTAACCACACCATAACCCTGCCAAACGGCCACACATGGGAGAGCTTTGCCAAAAGCCTGTTATCTAGCACGCCCCCAAAGACTGCGCAGCATTACAAAAACAAAATTGCCGTTTACATCAAGTGGTGGACTGCCCGTGGTTATCCCGATGGAATACCAGACGCAGCAGACTTGAAGATCGAAAACGCTGGCAAAGCGCCAAGCTGGAGGCGAGTGTGCAAAACTTTGCTCCGTAACGATTACTGGTGCAAATACCTTGGTTTTTCACCGACAAAAACAAGCGCATACGCAAAGTATGAGGATTTAATGAAGCGCCGCCGTTTGGAGTGGAACATTTTTGCTGAAGAACTAAAAACATGAACTATTTTGAAGCAATGAAGATTTTGGACAGAGTACGTGAAGGCCAGCAGTACCCTGAACACGTCATAACAATGGCACTGAAATTGACCGGAGACTTGGAGGATGAATGAAACAACACCTAGACCACATGACCAACCACATCGCCAAGTTAGCCATGATGCCTGCCTGGATAGACGAAATGCGAAGGTGGACAAAAGAACTGGAAGCGAACGAATCCGGGTTTTACAAAGGGTTGGGCCTGAAGGTTGCAGAGCGCATCAAATCATTGAAAGAACAAGAGAAAGATGGGGGATCAAATGAACGCACTTGATAAAGCAGTCGATTATTTGAGAGACCATGCTGGTGACTATGCCGTGTCAGAGGGCCAGCTAGTCCTAATGCAAGAGATGCGAAAGACCGTTAAAGCCGAACTCATGAAAGAGGCAGAGCTAGACGGGCACAAAACAACAGCAGCGCAAGAACGGGAAGCCTACGCAGGTGAAAGGTACAAACAGCACCTATTGGCGCTTCAGGCGGCTACGGAAAACAGAGAGCGCACCCGTTGGATGATGATTGCTGCCCAGGCACGGATAGAGGCTGAAAAGGCGAACATTTACGCAAACAACCGAACTGATAAGGCCATGAGATGAGCAACCCATTCGAAATACTTGAACCGACCTGCATCAGCTTTTCAGGTGGCCGAACTTCGGCATATATGCTTTACAAGGTGCTAGAGGCTCACGACATGAGCCTGCCTGAAGATTGTGTGGTTTGCTTTGCCAACACAGGGAAAGAGGACGAAGCGACTTTGAAGTTTGTGAACGACTGCGCGACAAACTGGAATGTTCCAATTGTTTGGCTTGAGTACCAGGACGCAGAGGAAACCAAAGACCGCTGGAAGGAAGTTACTTTTGAAACGGCGGCAAGGAATGGTGAACCCTTTGCGGCAATGATTGACAGAAAGAGCTTTTTGCCAAACTCAGTGATGCGGTTTTGCACGACAGAGCTGAAAATCACCCCGATTGCGCGGTACATGGAAAGCATTGGACACAAAGAATTTGACACCTTTGCGGGGATAAGGGCAGACGAACCTAAAAGGGTAGTGAAATTGCGGGAAAGCCTACACGCACCCTTGGCAAAAACAGGCGTGACACAGGCAGACGTTCAAGCCTTTTGGAAAGCAAATAGTTTTGACCTTGGCTTGTCATTCCAAAACAAGGTGACAACGCTTGGAAACTGTGACTTGTGCTTTATGAAGGGTGGAAACCAGATTTTGAGCATCATCCAGCATCAACCTGAACGTGCTGTTTGGTGGGCTGAGCAAGAGGCAAAAATCAACGGTCGGTTTTGCAAAGACCGCCCAAGCTACGCCCAAATGATGGAATTCGCCAAAGACCAAACAGACTTTTTCGGCAACGATGAAACAATCCCTTGCTTTTGTGGAGACTGAGATGAAAAAGTGCAAAGTCTGCAAAACAGAATTCACCCCCACTAGGCCCATGCAAAAAGTCTGTTCCCCAACTTGCGCCCTTGAGGTATCCAGACAAGTGGCACAAAAGAAAGCCGCCAAGGAAGCCCAAGAAGACCGCAAGAAGACCCGAGAAAAACTAGAAGCCATGAGGACTAAGCCCCAGTTAGTAAAAGTCGCTCAGACAGCGTTTAATGCGTTTGTAAGGGCCAGGGATGCCGACAAGTCTTGTATCTCATGTGGAAAACCACCAAGCACTGAGACAAACCAAACAGATGCCGGACATTTTCGGAGTGTTGGTTCTGCACCACACATGAGATTTGTCGAGGACAACATCCACGGACAATGCAAGCACTGCAATCAGTACCTAGCCGGGAACGTCCTTGCATACCGCAAAGGATTGATAGAACGCATTGGACTGGAACGGGTAGAGCAAATCGAATCCGACCAGACCGTGCGAAAGTACACCAAAGAAGGTTTGCAGGAAATCGCCAAGCATTACAACGCCGAAACCAGACGGTTAAAGAAAGATGCAATATAATTGCAAAAAAATCTTACAATAAGGTAAAATAAACCCGTAGCAGCTCGGAAGTCTGCCGTGACAGCTACGCACGTTAAACAAAGCTGGCACTCCGGAAAGACGGGGACTATCATGAAGGTTGTTTGATGTATGAGTGTCCGGGACTCAGACCACAAAGAGAAATCAGACAACCCCCATGATGGTAAGACGAACTCTGTAAATACTCAGGGTGTCAACAACGTGAAGCACGGTACTAGAGAACGGGGAAGCGCGAATTACCCGGAAAGAGTCGATCAATCCGTGTTCTTGTCCACAAAGCGGCAAGGCCATCAACCATTTAACCCAAAGGAGTCACCGTGAAAACCCTATTCACAATCGCAGTTCTGTTCTTGTCTTTCGCAGTCCAATCCCAAACCACCACTCGATGCGTGAAGAATTGGGATGGCAGCGTTACTTGCACCACTACCCGTAATGGTGGGTTTTAATGGCTACCAAGAAAGAGGCTAAATCCGAAAAGGCAACAAAGCCCGTAAGGGACAAAGCCGCCATTTGCCAAGAAGTCTTGGAAGGCATGAGGAACGGCCTAAGCACTTTCAAGTCGTGCCAAGCCGCAGGGATTGCGAATAGCACGTTTCATAAATGGGTTAGTGAGGACTCACTTTTGAGAGACAATTACGCGCACGCGAGGGAAGACCTGATTGAGCGCATGGCCCAAGAAGTAATGGAACTGAGCGATCAAGAAGTCCCTGAGACTGGTGACGGTAAGAAAGACTGGCAAGCCATCCAAAAGCATAAACTTCAAGTTGACACCCGCAAATGGTTGCTTTCCAAGCTGGCCCCAAAGAAGTACGGGGACAAGCTAGAGGTTTCTGGTGACCCGACAAATCCATTGGTAACGCGCATTGAACGAGTAGTGGTGAGAAGTGAATGAGTTGGCTCTTTTCGCAGGCGCTGGTGGCGGAATACTTGGGGGGAAACTTCTCGGATGGCGAACAGTCTGCGCCGTTGAATGGGAACCCTATCCAGCAAGCGTACTGTGCGCCAGACAAAATGACGGACTTCTCCCGCCTTTCCCGATTTGGGATGACGTACAAACCTTTGACGGAAAGCCGTGGCGAGGAATTGTTGACGTTGTTTCGGGTGGGTTTCCATGCCAAGATATCTCAGCAGCCGGGAAAGGCGCAGGGATTGACGGGGAACGATCAGGAATGTGGCGTCAAATGGCGAGGATCATTCACGAAATACGACCCAGATATGCGCTTGTGGAAAACTCACCAATGCTTACTTCTAGGGGGCTTGGAACCGTTCTTGGAGACTTGGCCGCAATGGGGTTTGATGCGAGATGGGGAGTGTTGGGAGCAGCGGACGTTGGAGCAGTCCATCAGAGGGACAGAATCTGGATCGTTGCTACCAACACCCGACACGGTGAACAGAGACAACAAGAAAGTCTTGTTCAACAAGAATGCTCCAAGTCAATCGGGGAGGAGTTTGGCAACTTATGCAAGAACATTCCCAACGCCACAAGCCTCGGATTGTCGGGACAGGGGCAACATGAGCAATCCATCAATTCAACGCAGAGCAGAGAAGGGGAAACAGTTGAACTTGCCTATGGTCGCTCATCCAACTTCTGGGCAATTGAACCCAACGTGGGTAGAGTGGCTGATGGGGTGGCCGCTAGGGTGGACAGACTTAAAGCCATTGGAAACGGACAAGTCCCACTTTGTGCAGCAACAGCATGGAGATTGTTGACAGAATGACCGCCCTTCAAATTCCCACACCTGAGTGGGCCTTGCCCCTGCTCAACCCAAGCCGATACAAAGGCGCATGGGGTGGCCGTGGCTCTGGAAAGTCCCACATGTTTGCCGAACTAATGATTGAGGCCCACATCATGGACCAGAAGCGGCGCTCGGTTTGTGTTCGTGAGATACAGAAATCCCTGAATCAGTCGGTTAAGCGTCTTTTGGAGACAAAGATCGAGGCCATGAATGCTGGCGCTTACTTTGAAGTTCAGGAATCGGTAATCAAATCCAAGAAGGGTGACGGGATGATCATCTTTCAGGGTATGCAGAATCACACAGCGGATTCGATCAAATCACTGGAGGGTTACGACTGCGCCTGGGTGGAGGAAGCCCAAAGCCTAAGTCAGACCAGTCTTGACCTGTTGCGCCCAACAATCCGAAAGCCTGAGTCCGAACTCTGGTTTACCTGGAACCCAAGACAAGCGACTGACCCGGTTGATTTGCTTTTAAGGGGGACAACACCCCCGAAAGACGCCCAGGTGTTGAAGGTCAACTTTACAGACAACCCGTGGTTTCCAGACGTTCTAAAAGACGAAATGGAGTACGACAAACGGCGAGACATTGACAAGTTTCAGCACGTTTGGATGGGTGGATACCTGACAAACAGCAATACACGGGTGTTCAAGAACTGGCGTGTCGAGGAGTTTGAAGCACCACCAGACGCCATCCACCGATTGGGTGCAGACTGGGGTTTTGCTGTTGACCCGACTACACTTGTTCGGTGCCACATCATTGGCCGCACCCTCTACATCGATTACGAAGCCTATATGGTGGGCTGCGAGATCGTGAACACGCCTGAACTGTTCATGACCGTGCCAGAATCGGAAAAGTGGCCAATCGTTGCTGATTCGGCAAGACCTGAGACCATCAGCCACATGAAAAGGAACGGCTTTCCAAAGATCATGACAGCCGTGAAAGGCCCAAGATCAGTTGAGGAAGGCATCGAGTTCCTAAAGAACTACGACATAGTGGTTCACCCCCGATGTGTACATACAATAGATGAACTGACCTTGTACAGTTACAAGACCGACCCGCTGACGGGAAAGATTCTCCCCGTGCTGGAGGACAAGAAAAACCACGTGATTGACGCCCTGCGCTACGCCTGCGAAGCTGTCCGCCGTGCTGGTGCATCCAAACCCGCCATCTTTACCCCTTTGCCAAATGTGAAGAAGTGGTGAGACAATCGCACAAATTGAGGAAATCCCCATGGCCCGAATGAGCAACGACCAACGCCTCGCCAACCTGCATGCAGAAGCCCTGGCGCAGTTTGATGACGTACAGACAGCCCTCCGAGACGAGCGCCTGCAATGCCTACAAGACCGGCGCTTTTACTCTTTGGCTGGAAGTCAATGGGAGGGTCCACTTTGGGACTTGTACGAGAACAAGCCCAAGTTTGAGGTCAACAAGATCATGCTCTCGGTGATTCGAATCATCAACGAGTACCGCAACAACCGCATCACGGTCGATTACGTCAGCAAGGACGGCCAGGAAAACGACAAGCTGGCCGAGGTCTGCGACGGTCTCTATCGTGCAGACGAGCAGGCATCCGTCGCGGATGAGGCCTACGACAACGCCTTTGAGGAAGCAGTCGGCGGCGGCATCGGCGCATGGCGTTTGCGCACAGTCTACGAAGACGAGGAGAATGACGAAGACGACCGCCAGCGCATCAGGATTGAACCCATCTTTGACGCTGACAGCTCCGTGTTCTTCGACCTCGGGGCCAAGCGCCAGGACAAGTCCGACGCCAAGTATTGCTACGTCGTCACCAGCATGACCCGCCAGGCCTACAAGGACACATGGGGCGACGATCCAACCGACTGGCCCAAGATCATCCATCAGTACGAGTTCGACTGGTGTACGCCTGACGTGGTTTATGTCGCTGAGTATTACAAGGTTGAGGAAAAGACCGAGACCATCCGCATCTTCCAGAACATCGCAGGCGAGGAAGAACGCTACACCCAGGCCGACTTCGCCAACGACGAGACCCTGGAAGAAACCCTTGCGGCCATCGGCACAGTTGAGATCCGTCAAAAGCGCGTCAAGCGCAAACGTGTTCGCAAGTACATCATGTCGGGCGGCAGAGTCTTGGAGGATGCGGGCTACATCGCGGGCAAGTGCATCCCTATCGTTGTGGTTTACGGTAAACGGTGGTTTGTGGACAACATCGAACGCTGCATGGGCCATGTGCGTTTGGCTAAAGATGCCCAACGCCTGAAGAACATGCAGCTGTCCAAGCTGGGCGAGATCTCCGCACTGTCATCGGTGGAAAAGCCCATCCTGACCCCAGAGCAGGTCGCAGGCCACCAGGTCATGTGGTCCGAGGACAACCTCAAGGACTACCCGTATTTGCTGATCAACCCGATCACCGACCAGAATGGCAACCAGGCCGTTTCGGGCCCCGTCGCCTACACCCGTGCCCCCAACATACCACCGGCCATGGCCGCGCTCTTGCAGATCACCGAAACCGACATGCAAGACATCTTGGGCAACCCAGCCGGGGCCGACAAGATGGTCAGCGGAATGTCAGGCAAGGCCGTGGAGATGATCCAGACTCGCGTGGACATGCAGGCCTTCATCTACATGTCCAACTTTGCCAAGGGAATGAAGCGCTGCGGGGAAATCTGGCTCTCCATGGCCAAAGAGGTCTACATCGAAGACAAGCGCAAGATGAAAACCATCGCCCCCACAGGCGAGGCCGGGATGGTCGAACTCATGCAGCCCAGCATCGACCAACAGACTGGCGAAGTCGTCATGCAAAACGACCTCAGCTCTGCCACTTTTGACGTCGTGGCCGAGGTCGGCCCATCCAGCACCAGCAAGCGCGAGGCCACAGTCCGCGCCCTGACCGGGATGCTCCAGATCACAGCAGATCCAGAGACCCAGCAAGTGATCACCGCCATGGCCATGATGAACATGGAGGGCGAGGGCATCAGCGACGCCAATGCCTACTTCCGCAAGAAGCTCCTGCGCATGGGCGTGGTCAAGCCCACCGACGACGAGGCCCAAGAACTCATGGCCGAGATGCAAAATCAGCCGCAAGATCCAAACTCCATGTACCTGCAAGCAGCAGCCGAAGAAGCCGAAGCCAAAGCAGCCCAAGCCCGTGCAAGCACCATCAAGACAATCGCAGACGCAGAACTGAGCCAAGCTAAGACCGCTGAAGTCTTATCCGGTATTGGTCAAGAGCCACAAACGCAACAAGCTCAACCCGCCATGCCTGACCTGAGTCAGAGAAAGATGGAACTTGAAGCCCTGAAGCTAGAGCGTGAACTGCAAATGGCCGAAGAAAAACACGCCTTAGAAATGATGAACGAAGGCGTAAGGATGGAGCGAGGCGAAGACGGTCGCACCAGGGCACGGTCTGAGGTGGATGTACGCAGCGAACAGGTAGGAAACCAAATTAGCGAGGCCGTAAACTCATTGAAAGAAGTTGTCCAGATGCAAGCAAATGCCATTCAATCCGCATCGGAGCGAACAGCAGAAGCCCAAACTAAAACAGCCGCCATGCTCACCAAGCCCCGTAAAATTGTCAGAGAAAAAGGCAAGATTGTCGGCATCAAGATTGAAGACTGACACCCTGTAAACATGACACAAGGAACAAACATGGCAACATCAACACAGGGGAGGGCTGAGTAATGCCGTTCACACTTTCAGCCGCACAAACCATTGCAGGCATTGCCAACAGCTACGAGGTCACAGGCTCTGGCAACTTGGATGACTTGGCTTCCGCCTTTTCTACTGTTGGCTGCACTCGCACCGGCAACACATTGGTGTTTGATTCAGGCGGTACAGCCCGTATTTATGCAGTCAGCGGAACTCTGACAGAACAACGAGAGGGCAACTACTACGTGATCGTGCAGAACAATGCTCACGTTAACTGGGCTTACGCTGCTGCTGCAAACGTCACGCTGGGAAAGTACGACATTACTCTGAAACTGGCAACAAGCAGCGTGCATATAGACTACCGACAGAACGCTGCTGCGTTTGGCTACAGTCAGTTTGAAGTTCCATCTCGGGCAGCTCAGTGCATTGTGGGACTTGGTACTTTCTTGCACGATTCTGGCAGCGTCATATATGACCAGTCAGGCCGTAACGACTTGGATGTGCCAAACAGCAAAACAAACCCAACTGCATTTAATAATGTGTTGCTGGCAACTGGAAACAACCAAGTCGTCACGCACACACACACTCATGCAGCATTCAGCACTTCTTCTCTGACTCGGTTCAAACTCCCAGGGCCTTTTGAAGTTGATGGTTTGAAGCTGACAACCGTGCAGCCTCTGTCAACCAACGTGGGTTGTCGAGTGCTGAACGCTACAAGCGGGACAATTCGAGCGCTTCGTCAGACCGCTACAAACCTTGACACGTATGCTGTTGGATCAGGACTGACTTTGCAATCAGTTGATCCGCAGGTTTTGTATCATGGCGGTGGTGGAGGTGCGGGCAACGGTGGTGTTAAGCAGATTATTCGTACCCTTTTTGCTACTGCAAAGACTCCGCTTGGCGCAAACATCTCAGACGCAAAACTGGTAATCGTGCCATTGAACAGTGGCACCGCTGGGAGCGTTACTACCTTCACAGGCTCCGCCAGTTCCGAGGTGCTGCAATCCACCGTGGCGCATAACGTGGGATACAACACATCAGGTGCGGGCTACACAGATAAATCGCAGTATCAAGTGAGCGTGTTGGCATTTGGCTATCCATCAACGCCAACTACATATGATGTCAAGACCAACGCCGGAACTTCTGGCGTGGCTGTTGCTGCTGTGCTGTCTAAGTCCGCCTTTGTCACCACACCTTACGCCAGCGTGGTCACAGCGCCATTCAGTTTTAGCACTACGGGATCTGGCACGCTGACGGTAGCAACATCGGCAACCGTGGCACAGATGGCCGAATACCTGTTCAAACTGGCCTATGACAACGCTGACGCTGCTTTCTGGCGTGGCCTGAGTCACACGCCCGTTACGCAGGTTGGCACGGATGTGAGTTTTGGTGCAATCAGCATCTCTGTCAGTTCCGGAGCTACGGTTACCGGATCAAGTTTCAGGACTACGGGCACGATCACAAACGCTGGAACCATCACTCCAACATTCACCGACAGCGCGGGAACCCGCGTAACGATCCGTGAGCGCACAGACAAGCTGTTGTCTACCTACGTGACCATCAACGGCACGCCCGTGGGCGGCACGGTGGTAGATGGCACGCTGCGAGCCGGATGGGTGCCGCTGTCAGCGGCTCGCACCATCACAGTTCAGCCAGCCGATGCGGTGCGCATTGCTGCGAGCTACTACGGCTCCAAACCAACGGTTTTCAACATGTTGGGCAGCGAGATCGACAAGTTCACTTTGTCGCTCGATACTGAGCCCGCGATTGACACGACGACCAACACCACCATTCGCAATGCGATCACGGCCAGTTTTAGCACGGTCATTAACGGCGCGACTCTGGAGGTCACGATCAACCGGACGCTCAAAGAGTACACGCCCAAGCAGGTGCTGGCCGGACTGGATTACTACATTGTGAGCAAAGGCTATTTGCTGCACGGCGCCATTGCTGCCAACAACAACGCCAGCCTGTA